TGGCAAGAATATCGACATTGCAGCTGTCTCCAAATCAAGGACTGAGCAAGGTGGCAAGACCAAAAGCAAAACCACTAAACGCCGCAACAAAAAAGGCGCTAAAGGAAAAGGCTGAAGGCACCAAGTTCTTTTACGGGGAGCTGGCTGCGGTGTACCGCAAAGGGCAGGGCGCATACCTGTCTAGCGGCTCTCGCAATGTCCCCATGGCTGCATGGGCCATGGGCCGGGTGAACAGCTACATGCGTGGCGATAAGGCAAGAACAGCTGACGCCTCCATCTACGCCCGGTACAACAAAAAACGATGACTATCAAGCGTGGTGGCCACACTTTCCAGGGCTACGACAAACCCATCCGCACGCCGAATCACCCAAGCGGCAAGTCACACGCTGTTGTCATCAAGGATGGTGGCAAGGATCGGCTGATCAGGTTTGGGGCACAGGGTGCTCAAACGAAACCACCTCGCAAGGGTGAATCTGCTGCTGACAAAGCAAAACGAGCATCATTTAAGGCACGTCACGCAAAAAACATCGCCAAAGGGAAAACATCTGCTGCTTATTGGGCGAACAAAGTAAAGTGGAGCTGAAAACAACCTTATGGGTTATTCATGGCTGAAGAACAAGTGCAGGAGTCTATGGCTCCTGAAACAACATCTTCAAACGAAGTTGATGCACTGAAAGCAGAGCGTGAAGCACTGCTGAAAAAGAATTACGAACTGATCGGCAAGCTCAAAAACGCAAAGACTGTTCCTGATGGCGTTGATGTTCAGGAGCTACTGGACTTCAAAGCTGCGGCGGAACAGGCAGATCTGGAAAAGCAGGGCAAGTACACCGAAGCCAGACAGGCTTTGGAGCAGCAGTTCCGTGAGGCGGCGGAGGAAAAGGACAAGCGCATTGCTGAGCTAGAAGCCCGTGTGCGTGAGCTTGAAATCCTCAGCCCTGCTGCCACTGCTTTGCGTGATGTGGTGCATGACCCTGACATGATCCTGAACACCCAAGTGGTGAAGGAACAGATCCAGCGTGATGCTGATGGAACCGTTGTTGTCGTCAACGGCTATGAGCGCACACCGATTGCAGATTGGGCCAAGTCATTGCCTGCATGGATGCAAAAGCAGCCAAAGCCTCAGGGCAGTGGAGCACCTGCTGGCCGCAGCTCTGGCGGCGATATTCCCCCAGGCACAAACAATCCATTCGCAAAAGACAGTTTCAACCTCACAGAACAATCCAGGTTGTTCAGAACAGATCGGGACTTGTATGAAAGGTTGAAAGCTGCAGCTGAGCGTTAATATGACCGGAAGGGCGGAAGGTTATGCCGACTGGCCATAGGGTTATGCCCGCACCGTAAAACCATTCACTGAGGATTTGTCATGGCGACTCTTCGCTCTGACATCATCATCCCTGAGGTATTTACGCCGTATGTCATCGAGCAAACCACCCAGCGTGATGCCTTCTTGGCTTCCGGTGTGGTGCAGCCGATGGCTGAGCTGAATGCCGCTGAGGATGGTGGTGACTTCATCCAAGTGCCTTTCTACAAGGCCAACCTGTCGGGCGATTTTGAGCGTCTGACAGATTCCAGCTCCCTGACCCCTGGCAAGATCGAAGCTGACAAGCAGGTTGCTGCTGTCCTGCACCGTGGTCGTGCATTTGAGTCACGGGATTTGGCTGCACTGGCTGCAGGTTCTGACCCGATGGCTGCCATTGGCGCCAAGATTGCTGACTACATCGCCAACCAACGTCAGAAGGATCTGCTGTCCTGCCTGGCTGGTGTGTTCGGTGCTGTGGATGACACCAGCTCTGCTTCTTATGCAGCTCTTGCTGTTGATGGCACCACTAGCGACACCCCAACCATCCTTGGCCCCCGCCAGATCGTTGAAGGCAAGTCAATCCTGGGTGACCAGGGTGAGAAGCTGACCGCCATTGCAATGCACCCCAAGGTCTACTACGACCTGATGGAGCGTCGTGCGATCGACATGATCTACGACAACACTGGCGCGCCTGACACCGCTGCTGCTCAAGGTTCTACTGCTCCTGCTTTTGGCAGCGTGCAAGTGCCGACCTTCATGGGCCTGCGTGTGATTGTTTCTGCTGATCTGCAGACCACTGGCTCCGGTTCTTCCACCGAGTACGCCACTTATCTGTTCACCCAAGGTGCTATTGCATCTGGCGAACAGCTGGGTCTCCAGACTGAAACTGATCGCGACATCCTTGCCAAGAGCGATGCGATGTCAATTGATCTGCACTATGTGTACCACCCTATTGGTGCCAAGTTCTCAACATCTGTTTCCAACCCCACTCGGGCACAACTGGAAACCGTTGGCAACTGGACCAAGGTGTACGAGACCAACAACATTGGCATCGTGCGGATTACCAACACCAGCAACCTTGACTGAGGGTAATCACCATGGCATCCATTTTTGAGGCAACAGCGGGCTCTCTGATTGGCCCTACCGGCGGTGGCACTGTGACCCAGGCCACCAACAAGGCAACTGCCGTGACTCTGAATACAGAGTCTGGCCAGATCACTATGAACGGCGCTGAGCTTGCTGGCGCCGCTGAGGTGACCTTCCAGGTCAACAACGACAAGATCGCCGCTACTGACGTAGTGGTGGTTAACCACAGCTCTGCCGGCACTGCTGGTAGCTATCTGGTTCAAGCCAACAGCATCGCTGCTGGTTCGTTCAAGATCACTGTGGCGAACGTTGGTTCAACCGCTAGCGAAGCCATTGTGCTGAGCTTTGTGGCTCTGAAGGGCGCTAGCTCCTGATGGGCCTGTTCGCTTTCAGGCGGGCAAAGGAGCGTGAGGCTGCTGCGCAAGCGGTGGCCTCTGCCCCTAAACCAGCCAAACGCAAGACTTCTACTGTGACGCCCGATGGCAGTATCAATCGACGCAACAGCGGGCGGCGCAAGCGCCAACAGCTACATAACGCTGAGTGACGCCCAAGACATCATTGATGGCTTCGTGGAGGACGCAGACGTAACTGCGTGGGGTTCAGCCACGGACGACCAAAAAAACCGGGCGCTTTACACCGCAACACAACGACTGGATCGTGAGCGGTTTATTGGTGCTAGGGCAACGGATACACAGGCATTGCAATGGCCGCGTACTGGCGTGCGAAAGCCAGATACCTACGTCAACACGTACGCCACTGGCTTTCCTTTCAGGATTTCTGACGATTACTTCACTGACGAGGAGATTCCAGATCAGGTGAAACGGGCTCAGGTTGTCCTTGCTGTCTATCTCAACAACAACAAAGACGGCATCGGGCTCAGTGGCCTTGAAGATTACAAGCGGGTGAAGCTTGGCAACATTGAAGTCGAGCCTGACAAAACTGGTGCTGTTGGTGCAGACCGTGTTCCTCCCCTGCTTGAACGGTACTTGACTGGCCTTAGAATTAGCGGACCAGGCAACATCGCCATCAAACGGAGCTGACCATGGGCTACGGGTATGCGCCGACAAAGGCAACAATCATCACAAACACCGCAGCCCAGACCGGTCGCTTTGTGAAAATCATGGCGCTTGAGGATTCTGTCATTGCGTCAATGACCTCGTCTGCCATTACGGAGAATGGCTCTTCGACAATCGAAGGCATCAACATCAACACTTCTGCCTGTATTGAGGGCCTTGAGGTGACCAGTATCACGCTCACAAGCGGAACCGTCGTTGCTTACGAAGCCTGATGGCACTTAAGGGGCTGGACAAGGTTGCGAGCAAATTGCTTGGCAAACTTGGCGGTGATGTGACGATCCGTTACGTCTCTGGTGGCAGCTACAACACCACCACAGGTGCAATCACTGAAACCACGTCAGACACCGATGTCAAAGGGCATGTGTACGACGTGAGCGTCAACGAGGCCAATGACTTGATTCAGGCTGGTGATAAACGCCTGATCGTGGCTGCTGATGATTTGACCACAGCCCCTGAAACGAAAGATCGTGTGGTGATCAGCTCAATCGTTTATCAAGTCATCAGGGTTGAAACGACGTTTCAGGAAACAGCTGGTGACGCAACCCATTACGAGCTGATTTTGAGGGCTTGACCATGCCACGGAAAGTTGATTTATCTGGCATCTCTGGGCTGATGGGTGATCAGCTCGAAAAGCTGGTCAAGCGAACTACAAAGCAGTTGCAGGACGAACTCAAAACCCGTCGCCCACCAATCGGCACACCTGAAGTCAGTGGAGTACTGGCAGGCTCTTGGCAAATCAGTTTTGACAGCAAATATGTAGGCAGGGTGTTCAGCAACCTAGACTACGCAGAGGCTGTCACTTATGGCACGCCTGACAGCCTGCCACCTTCATGGCAGGGCGATTACGCACCAGGCAGGACCAACAAAACCACCGGCACCGCAGCAGTTCGCCAAGGCTATCCAGACCTGATTGCCAAAGATTTAGAAAAGTATGTCCGTTCAGAATGGAGGCGCATTGTCGCTGAAGACTGATGGCCGCAGCTGACCTCAACTCAATCAGGGCCACCATAGAAGGCCGATTAGCTACAGAGCTGGCAAACAGCCCGGCCATACCTGTTGTTTTCAACAACATGGCTTATGAGCCAACGCCGAATAGCTCTTGGGTGCAATGCCAAGTTGATTTCGGCTCAAATGAGCACCTAGCCCAAGGGTCAACGACCAACGCACGGAACCGCATTGTTGGGCTGACCGTCATCAACATTTTTTCAGCCAAAGGTGTTGGGCCTGGTGCCAACTACACCATCGGCAAAAGGATTCGTGACCTTTACAATAGGGTCATCGTGTCGGGGGTTTTCTTCGACGCACCAACAGGTCCAGAGGCACTGGCTTCACCAGCTCCCGAGGGCTATTTTCAAACACAGGTCCGTGTGACCTTTGAATTTATCGAGGAACTCTGACCATGGCCGTCCTTCGTGGAGAACAAGGCGCAGTCCAATTTGACGCCGCTGGCTCAAGCAATGCCACCATCGTTGGCACCCGCAGCTGGAGCCTTTCAACCACCAAAGAAACTCTGGACGTTTCCAAGCATGGAGACACCTTCCGGAGCTTTGTTGGCAGCATGATCAGCGGATCTGGCACTGTTGAGCTGGTCTATGACCCTGACGCCACCGGCCAAGCTGCTTTTCTTGAAGATGTTCTGACGACTGCAGACCCTGCAGACGCAACGTTTGAGCTGTTTACCACCGGCACATCTGCTGGCACTGACTCTGTGAGCTTTGCCGGAATCATCACCGACATGGAAATCACTTCCACTGTTGGTGAGATTGACATCGTTACCTGCAATTTCGTCACCAGCGGTACCATCACCGGCAACCTTCAGTGATGAGGCTATAGTTTTGGTGACAAATGTGTCGCCTAAATGCCTGCTGGTAATCGCACAGTTGATTTGCTGGTTGGGGCCTTTGACCTCAACCAGCGCCGCAAGTACGAACTGAAAAACGCTGAAGGCAAAAAGATCATTGATCTTTACTTCAAGCCCATCACTCGCGCTGACCGAAAGAAAGCTCAGCAGCTTGCTGGCACAGAAGAAGCGTTGGACATCAGTACCAACATGCTGTGCCAAATCGCTGAGCTTGAGGATGGCACTAAGGCTTTCGCAGCTGCTGATGCAAACAAGCTTCAGCGCCAACTGCCTGAGTCTGTGCTGAATGAGATTGAGCTGTTCTTGTTTGGCCTTGGCGAAGAGGCTGAGCTGGAAGACGCAAAAAACGACTGAAGCAGGACAAGTGGACATTCTTTGAGTTCCACCTGGCCTGCGAACTAGGCATGACAGTCAGCAGGCTTCGCACGGAGTTGACCGATGCGGAGCTTGTTCATTTTGCTGCGTACTACGAACTGAAGTCAGACATGGAAGAGCAAGCGATGCAGCGCGCAAAGCAAAGGCGGCGGTAGACTTCGCTTATTGCTAGGTGGTCATGGCAAGGGCTTCGGTTGAACTGATAGTCGAAGCCGCCAAGGCAGTTAATCCGCTGCGCCGTGTTCAACAACAAAGCAAAAAGGTTGAGCAGGAATTAAAGAAAACTCAGAGAGCAGCCAGGGATGTTGAGGCAGCGTTTCAGCGGATGGGACGCAAAGGAATAAGAAGCTTTCGTGACTTAGAAAGCAACGCGGCCCGCCTTGGCAAGCGTATGGGCGGTCTGCGCGGAACGATTGGTAAAGCAGCTATTGCCTTCGCTGCGTTCCGGGCGGTTCAAACAGGCGTCCAGCGCGTTGAATCTGAACGCAGGATCAAGCTGTTGGGTGAACGGTTTGGTGAATATGCACAGCTGCAAGATGCCGCGACGCAAGCCGCTCAGAAGTTCAAGCTCAGCCAGACAGAAGCTAATCAGGCTTTGGCAAATGCGTTCGCCCGTTTGCGGCCTCTTGGCGTTTCGCTTGAAGACATCACTTCAACCTTTGGCGGCTTCAGGACCGCTGCTGTTTTGGGGGGCGCGACTGCAGCTGAGGCATCTGCAGCCTTCACTCAGTTGTCACAAGCCCTGGGCTCTGGCGCATTGCGTGGCGATGAGTTCCGAAGCATTGCTGAGCAGGCACCGTTGGTGCTTCAGGCAATCTCTGATGAAACAGGCGTTGCAGCTGGGGACCTGAAGGAATATGCAGCGCAAGGCTTGCTGACCAGCGACATTGTTATCAAAGCTCTCAAGAGAATTGAGAGTGAGGGCGCTGGCAGACTTGCCCAAGCTTTGGATGGCCCGGCAGGAAAAATCAAAGAGTTCCAAAATGCAACTGAAGACGTACAAGTTGCATTGACGGAATCAGTTATTCCTGAACTGAGTAAATCATTTGTCATCTTGGCGGACATCATCACGGACCTGAAACCTGTGATCAAAGGTGTTGGTGATTTTGCAGCCACAGTTCTTGGCGGCATTGCAAGCGCGATTGAACGTATCCGTGACCCGGGCAAGCTTGCATCAGAAGTGCAAACAGATCGGGCACGCAAGTTAATGGCTAAAGGCATTTCTTTGCGACGCCTTACTGGTTCAGGAATGTCAAACATCCCGGCATTGTCTGCCGCAGATGAGGCGCTTTTGTTTGGGACAAAGCCTACTGCTGACCCAAAAGGCACAACACCTCTTGATGACTTGAAGAAGTCAAATGACAAGGTCGATATATCACAAAGATTGCTTGATTTAAATAAGCAGCTAATCGCCGCTCAGGATGCTGAGCAACTGCGCCTAGCAGCAACGTTAGAGCTTATGGTCAGAAAGCAGGAGATAGCCGAAAGCAACCTGTTGCCTTTAGAGAAAGAAAACGCGTTAAATCAAGCGCATTTTGCTTTTAGGCAAAAAATCCGTGGAATTGATGCAGACATTGCGGAGCAACAGCAGAAAAATTTTGCAGCTCAGATGAAACATCAAGACGAGCTTAGGGAAAAAATTGCAGAGCAAAAGAACCAGTATGAAGAGTTGAACACCACCTTCCGCAACGGCATTGTTGATTCAATCTTGGATGCAGTAGAGGGGAGTAAGTCTCTCGGTGAATCCCTCGTTGGTGTTCTCAAGCAGATGGCAAGGCTGATCCTTCAGCAGCAGCTGTTGAACGCTTTGGGCGGATTCAATCTCTTCGGCGGTGGAGGCGGTGGTGCTGGTGGTGGCTTTGGAGTCACTCCGGCAACATCTGGGCTTGATTTTTCTGGTGCTTTCGCCAACGGTGGTCGTCCAGCAGTTGGTAAAGCTGCACTGGTTGGCGAGCGTGGGCCTGAGCTGTTTGTCCCCGATCGTGCTGGGACGATTGTTCCGAACCATGCAATGGGTGGGGCTAACGTGACGGTGAACGTGGACGCTTCTGGCTCTTCTGTGGAAGGTGATTCTCAGCAAGCAGCACAACTTGGCAAGATGCTTGGCGCTGCAGTACAGGCTGAGCTAGTCAGACAAAAACGTCCTGGCGGTCTCCTCGCAAGCTGATGGCTACCTTCCCTTCAATTACACCAACGTATGGGCTGCAAAAAAGCAGCGCACCAAACGTTCGCAAGGTGCAGTTTGGTGATGGCTACGAAGCCAGGCTGACGTACGGCCTGTCGCAAAACCCCAAGGTTTTCAACCTGACGTTTGAGGTGTCAGAGACTGATGCCGACACGATTGAAACGTTTTTAGATGCACGGGCGGCTGACAATGCCAGCTTTGACTTCACACCACCCGGTGAGGGCAGTGCTTCTAAGTTTGTCTGCGAGCAGTGGAGTAAGTCGATTCCGTACTTGAACCGCGCCACAATTCAAGCAACGTTTCGCCAAGTTTTTGAACCGTAATGGCAGCAGTTACAGCTTGGGCAGCCAGCACCGCTTTTTCTGTTGGTGACATCCGCAGAGCGACAACAGAACAGGCTTCTGGCCTGTGGTTTCGTTGCACTACTGCTGGCACCTCTGCAAGTAGTGAACCTAACTGGCCGACTGATATTGGCAGCACAATCACTGATAACACTTGTGTTTGGACTGCGATCAGCAGCGTCTATGACGATGTTTCTGCGTTGGCTCCTAGTGCAATCATTGAGCTGTTTGAGCTTCAACTGGACAACACACTTCACGGAAGCAGTGATGTTTACCGTTTTCATGCAGGCAGTAATGCCGCCGTGACAGGCAACATCGTGTGGAACGGAAATGCTTACACACGAATGCCTGTAGAAGCTGATGGTTTTGAGTTGCGTTCCACTGGTTCTTTGCCGCAGCCAACTCTTACGATTGCCAACCTTGACGGCAACATGACCACTGTTCTGGCTCTTGTGAATCAGACAACAGCAGGCAATGACTTAACAGGTGCAACTGTCAAACGTATTCGCACTCTCAAGCGTTACATCGACGGTGAAAGCAGCGCCGACCCTAATGCGAAGTTCCCAGATGAGATTTGGAGGATCTCGCGAAAAGCAACAGAGACACGGGATATTGTCACTTTTGAGCTATCCAGTGCATTCGATCTTGCAGGCCAGAAAATTCCGAAACGTCAGATTGTCGCTAACACCTGCCAATGGATTTACCGCAGCACTGAGTGTGGGTATTCAGGCACTGATTACTTTGATGTCAATGGCAATACAGTTAGCACGTTGGCGCAAGATGTATGCGGCAAGCGCATCGCATCTTGCAAGCTACGGTTTGGAGAGAACGGTGAGCTGCCGTTTGGTTCGTTCCCTGGTGCAGGATTGATCCGATGAAGCTAACTGATGCGATGCAGGCGGACGTTCTGCAGCACGCAAAGGATGAGTTTCCTAAGGAGTGCTGTGGCCTAGTTGCTGTAGTCAAAGGACGTCGGCGCTACTTTCCCTGCCGCAACATTGCTGAAACACCTGACGAGCACTTTGTTCTTGACGGTTGGGACGACGTAGAAGACAAGGGCGAAGTTGTTGCTGTTGTCCACAGTCACCCCAAGACCAACCCCGCTCCATCACCTGCTGATCGTGTTGCGTGCGAAAAGTCTGGGCTGCCGTGGTTCATTGTCAATCCAAACACTGAAGGCTGGGGCTATTGCGAGCCAGAGGGCTTCGAGCTTCCGTTTGTTGGGCGTGAGTTTGTTCACGGCATTGTGGACTGCTACAGCCTTTGCCGTGATTGGTATGGAAAGGAATGGGGCTTAGAGCTTCGCGACTATCCCCGCCGTGATAACTGGTGGCACCAAGGGCAAAACCTTTACCTAGAAAACTTCCAAAAAGAGGGGTTTCACAAGATTCCGGTTGAAGAACTACAGCGTGGCGATGCCTTGCTGATGAATCTTCAGTCACCTGTGCCAAATCATGCTGCGATCTATCTGGGTGACCAACAGATTCTGCATCATGTGCAAGGCAGGCTCAGCAGTCGTGATGTGTACTTCGCTGACGGCGGTTACTATGGCAAAAGTACAGCCTGTGCTTTGAGGCATGAAGACCATCAAAGTTTACGGGGAGCTGCGTAAACGACTCGGGCAGTGTCGTTTTGAGTTTGATGTGGCGACCCCTGCACAAGCTGTTAAGGCTTTGTGCGTCAACTTCCCAGGACTAGACAAGTGGCTTATTGATAGCGAGCAAGACGGTGTGGGTTATAGGGTCAAGATCGGCAAAGAAGAAGTAACGCCAAAAGGTCTTGACGCTCTTGCTATGCCTTGGAGCGAACGAGAGGTGTTTAGCATCACGCCTGTCGTTACTGGTGCCGGTGGTTTTGGGCGAGTTTTACTCGGCGCTGCGTTAATTGCTGTCGCGATTGCAAACCCTATTGTTGGTCTTGGTGGCGGTGGGGCTCTTGGTTTTGGTGTTGTCACCGGGGCAACGGCAACATTTGGAGCGGGATTGGCTGCTGCAGCTGGCACGATTGGCATCGGCTTGGTTCTCACTGGTGTTGCTGACATCATTTCACCAATAAATCAGCCTGGTTTAGAGGCAAGCAAAGAGGCCGCAAAACTCCAGAACATGAGCTTCAGTGGCGTTGTAAATACAGCTCGCCAAGGGCTTCCTGTTCCCATAGCCTATGGGCGTGTGTTTGTTGGCTCAGCAGTGATCAGCACTGGCTTTGACGTTGATCACACGCCAGGCTCACCAGTTGAAGAAGAAAATCCATTCATCACATTCCTCAAAGCCAAAGGAAGTTAATGGAAAACAAGACTTTTATTCGTGGCGCTGGCGGCGGTGGTTGCTTCACTGGGGACACTCTTGTGTCTATACCAGGAGGGACAAAAGAGATAGAACAAATTGGTGTCGGTGATGTTGTTTGCAGTTTTGACGACAAAGGCCAAATCCACCAAGCCAAAGTCCTCAAGGTTCACGCTCATGAGAATGAGCGCGTTATTAAATACAACCTTTGGGGCGGTCAATCGTTACATGCCACGCCAAATCATTGGGTCCTGAATCAATTCAATGCTTTTGTTGAAATTGATATGCTTGGCTCTGATGATTGCTTGGTTGACGAGTCTAATCAACTGCTGCCAATCATTAGCCGTGAAGAGCTTGGGCTGCGTACGGTTTACAACTTAACCGTTGAGGGTCACCACACCTTTATTGCAAACGGCATCCGTGTTCATAACGCTGGTTTAGGCTTAAAAGTTGCTGGTTCAGGCGGCGGCGGTGGCGGCAAAGGCGGTGGCCGCTCATCTCGTACACCAGTTGAGGATGATGACAGCCTGCAGTCAGAGCAATTTGCGAATGTTCTTGATTTGCTTTGTGAAGGCGAGATTGAAGGGCTTGATGATGGCGGCAGGAGCATATTTCTTGACGACACTCCTGTTCAAAATGCTGACGATAGTTTTAATTTCCAGAATTTTGCGATTGTCGTTAGAAATGGCACCCAAGGCCAGTCCTATATTCCTGCGCCAGCGGGCGCTGGCAACATTGAGTCAGAGCAAACTGTCGGTGTAAAGGTTGAAAACGGAACACCAATAACACGTCAAATTACTGACACTGATGTCGATCGTGCAAGGGTAACTATTAA